TTAAAAGATGGAAAAGAAGCAGGAAGTAAAGATACAGAAGAAAGTAGAGGAGATGGTAAGGCTAAATCCAAAAAAGGAAAGGCTCTTAAAGACTCTAGTATCTAGTTATTTCAAAAATGGAAACGGCGAGCCATATCAGATGACATCGGGTCAAGCCTGTATTATGGAAGCAGTATTAAATCCTGATTACAAAGAGGTATGGGTATCTGCAATTACAAGGTATGGTAAATCAGAGATAATCGCAATGGGAGCCATACTATTAGCAGTTCTATATCATTTGAAAGTTCCAATTGTAGCAGGTTCAACAGGAAAGGCTAAAAAGATAATGGAATATATTTTACAGCATATTGGAGACCACCCTGATTTATATGCAGGGCTTATCAATGCAGAGAATACAGAGATTATAGATAAGTTAAAAATACAAGTTAGTAAAACAGCCCTAAGATGGGTTCAAGGAGGTTGGATATATGTAACCTCTGTGGACAGTAAGAATATATCAAGAGAAGGAGAAGGTGTAGTTGGCGAAGGTGGAGATGTTGTTATATTAGAAGAAGCAGGACTAATTAAAAGAGAAGAGCAGTATTCAAAGATAGTAAGAATGACAGAGGAAGACAACGGTTGGGGAAAGATAATACAAAGTGGTAATTGTATTGAGAATAGTGTATTTGAAACAGCTTCGAAAGACCCTGCATATCACAAGGTTAGAATACCATTGTCACAAGCGATAGCAGAAGGAAGAATTAAAGAGAAAGCATTATTAAGAAAAAAGAAAAGCATGACATCAAAGGATTGGAAAAGATATATGCTAGTAGAGTTTCCACAAGAAGGAGAATATACATATTTTAAGCCTGAAAAATACGATGTATTGCCTAGAGGAGAATTAAAGTATTATGGAGCTTTAGACCCTGCATTAGGACAAGCAAAGAAAGGTAGTTTAGTTGGTATAGTTATTCTCGGAGTAGATGAAAAGGGACAGATATATGAAGTTGATAGTATTGGTGTTCAGATGAAACCAGAAGAAACGATTAGGACTATTTTTAATATGCCTTATAAGTTCCATAGATTTGTGATAGAGAGTATTCAGTTTCAGAAATACTTTCTTCAAACAATAGACGCAAAGAGTAAGGAGTTGGGAAAGAGGATACCGTTCAAAGGGGTAACACAGACTAAGGATAAAATATCTAGAATTGAGAGCTTAGAACCTGCTATAAACACAGGACAGATATATTTCAAGGGTGGGAATGAATTATGGAAAGAAATGCAGGATTATCCTGAATCAGAAAACCTAGATGTATTAGACGCTTTAGAAATGGCGTATAGGACAATCAATGGTAGTGGATTTGATTTTACAGTATTTTAACAGTATTATATTACTATGAATATAAAAACAATTTTACAGAAGACTGGTAATAGTATTACTAAGTTTTTCTTAGGTCATTCTATTGGTAATCCTGGATTTTTGAGTTGGTTTAATCCATCAGGTTGGAGAAAAACCGATTTATTAAAACAATATACAAGATATGTCTATACAATCGTTAGTTCCATATCTGAAAACTGTGCAGGATTAGACCCAGAAGTATATCAAAGGATTGGGAATAGAGATAAACAGGTATTTAATCACGAAATATTAGACCTATTAAAAAAACCTAATCCAATGGAATCACAATTCCAATTCTTAGAAAGGCACTTTACTTTTATGGAGTTAATGGGAGAGTCTTTTTGGTATTTAGTAAGAGGCTCAAAGACTGGGAAACCTAGAGAGCTTTATTTATTAAGACCTGATTTAGTTGATGTTGTTATAGATAAGCAAGACCCTAGAGGATTAGTTAAAGGCTATACATTATCAAAAGGCAATGGAGAGAAAATACCGTTTGATAAAGAAGAAATACTACATTTCAAGTATCCAAATCCAATGAATCAATATAGGGGAATGGGGGTTATAGAAGCCGCTCAAATGTATATACAAACAGAGGAGTTTGCTTCTGATTGGACTAAGAACTCAATTTATAATGCAGGAAGACCATCAGGGATATTAGGCATTAAAGGAACTATTGATGAGGACCAATGGGAGAAGGTTAAAAGAGCATTTAAAGATGAGTATTCAGGCACAAAGAACGCAGGAAAGACAATGCTATTTAAAGATGTTGATGGTTTACATTATCAAAGATTAGGAATGGAACTTGGAGATATTGCATTGCCTGATATTAAGAATCTTACTAGAGATGATATTATGGTTATGTTTAGAGTATCTAAAACCATGCTTGGTATTACAGATGATGTGAATAGGGCAAGTGCAAAAGAAGCTAAATCCGTATTTACTGAATATGTAATTAGACCAAAGATAGATAGGTTTATGGACCATATAAACGCCTTTCTAATTGAACCTACTTGGGGAGATAGCACATACCTATCTTATAAAGATATGACCTTTATTAATGAAAAAGACAAGATAGAAGAATATGACAAAGGATTAAATAAATGGCTTACTGTGAATGATATTAGAAAGGAAAGAGGGGACAAACCACTTCAAGGTGGGGATTATATTTATATGTCAATAGCAATGGTGCCTACTATTGGAGATATTCCAGAAGAAGAACCTATACAACCAGATGAACCAATAGAACCCGAAGAGCCAACTCCTCCAGAAGAACCAGAAGAGCAAGAGGACAAACCAGAAGAAGAACAAAAAGCTATAGAAGAAAAAAAAGAAGATATTAGAATAGGACAAGGGCAAGGAGAGATATTCAGACAATTACTATATAGAAATGTTTCTGTATGGTCTAGAAAATATAAAAGACTTTTGAAAAAAGAATTAGAGAATCAGTTAGAAGAAATATTAAAACAGAATACAGGTAAAAGTGTTAAAAAGAAAGATGTGGAAAATTGGATTCCTGACACAGAAGCATTCAAAGTTAAGGTAAGAAAAATATTGATTGCTCTTGGTATAGATTTATTCCACGAACAAGCAAATATCGCTTCTGAACTAATAGGTATTGAAGACCCAATAGAATTGAATGAAGCAATACAGCAATATATCACAGGGAGGACAGACAAAATGCTTGATATACTTAATAAACATATTGTAGATAATCTAAGTTCTACTATACAAGAAGGATTGGTTAATGGGGATAGTCTAAAGGAATTAAAAACAAGAGTTAGAAAGGTATATAAAAACATTGAAGACACAAAGGCAGAACTAATTGCTAGAACGGAAACAATCGCAATGAGTAATGAGTCGGCTTTAGAATCATATAGACAAAGCACTATTGTAACTAAACAGGAATGGAGGGCTAATCCCGGAGCCTGTGAATTTTGTGAAGCTCTTAATGGTAAAACCGTTGGGTTGCGTGAGAGCTATGCTTTACAGGGAACTAAGTTAGAAGTTGGAGATGATTTTTTTAATATTGACTATGAAGATATAGAACATCCTCCTTTACATCCGAATTGTGAATGCACAATATTGCCAGTTATTGAAGAATAATATTCTGTGTGCTAAGATTGTAATATGGAAAATAAAACAATACACAAAATCTTTAATGCAAAAGTTAAAGACCTTGGAGAAGGTAAACTCGAAGCTATTGTATCAACTAATGATGTAGATAGACACGGAGAGATTGTAGATATTGAGGGTATAGATATCACAAATTACGAAAAAAATCCTGTGGTCATGTGGGCGCACGATTATTCATTACCTCCAATTGCTAGAACCTTATCACTTACTAAAGAAAAAATAGGAAAGAAGACAGTATTAAAAACTGTAATGGAATTTGCAACAGGTATTTCAGAATTAGCTAGAGAAGTTTACAATCTTTATAGAGAAGGTTTTATGAACGCATTTTCAATTGGATTTATTCCTCTCGATGAAGAAGGAAACACCTATACAAAAACAGAATTGCTTGAGTATAGTGCAGTTCCAATTCCTGCAAATCCTAATGCTCTTTTACTTGCAAAAGCAAAGGGTATTGACATAGATATTTTAGATTGCTATATTAAAGGTATGAAAAACATAAAAACAATATTAGAAAAGGAAGTTGGCGACTTAACCTTAAAAGAAGTCGAAATATTAAAGGCTAATTCATCTGAACTAACAGACGAGCAAAAAGAGAAATTTGCAGAAGTTCTTGTTGAAAAGGATGAAGGAGGCGATATCTTAGCTAAGATGGATGAAAAGTTAAATACTTTCGCTGATAAACTCAAGAAAGAACTTGACCCTGTTGAAGTTAAAGATATTAAAGGGAGTGATAAAGAAGTTAATAAAACCATTGTAGATACTAAAGATTATTCCAAAGAGGAGTTATTCAAGATGTATGTAGTTGGATTATCTCAAGGAGATTTGACAAAGTATAAATCAGCAATGAATACTACTGATGATAGTGCTTTACTACCTCCAGAAGAATTTGTAGCTGAGGTTGAAAGACTTGAAGAGGAATTAGGTGTTGCTAGAAAATTTGCTAATGTCAGAAGGACTACTAAATCAACTCTTTCATTCTTATTAGGAGATGATGATTTAGAAGTATTTGATACAGATGAAGCAGGAGTTAAACAATCAACATCTATCTCATACGAGAAGATTAGCCTACTTTGGAGAAAGTTTGCTGGTATCTTACCAATTACTGATGAACTAGAAGAGGAATCAGCTATTGACCTTTGGAATGACGCAGTAAATAGATTTGCTAGGGCATTCTCTAAGAAGGAAGATGAATTGGTATTTACTGAAACATCAGCAGTATCACCTAAGAATAAAGGTATCCTTTCTGTAAGTGGAACTAACGTAGTAACATTAATTGGAGATAGCTTTGAAGATTTAACCTATGATGATATTGTAGATATGGTTTGGGGTGTTCCAACACAATCTTCAAAGAATGGTAGATTCTGGTTAAATAAAGATATGTTAGCAGTAATTCAGAAGATTAAAGATTCGGAAAAAAGACCAATATGGCAAAGAGCAATGGCAGATGGAACTCCATCTACAATACTCGGTAAGCCTTATGAATTAGTAGATGTATTACCAGGAATCGCAGATGATGCTCCAGAAACAGCATTTATGGCATTTGGAGATTTGAAATATGTAACTCTTGGAGAAAGAACAGGAATGAGTATTCAAATATTTGATTCAGGTATAGTAGGCGACCCAGATGAGGTTACACAAGGAAATGACTTGAACCTTATCACACAGGATATGAAAGCAATGAGAGCAGTAAAGAGAATGAACGCAAAAGTTAGATTCCCTGCTGCATTTTCAGTAGCTAAGACAGCTGCTTCTGCCTCCTAATCTAAGGACAGTAGAATAGACTTGAAGCTCCCTGTGTAATGCAGGGAGTTTTATTTTATGTTAGAATAGAATATGATAAAACAATATATCAACAGAGCTATCTTGTCTGTCAGAACAAAGATAAACAAGAAGCCGATTATTTCAAAGAAAAAGCACAATGAGCAAATACACAAATAAAGCCAATGTAGAGGCATATTTAGGGAGAGAATTAACGACTTCAGAAAGCACTCTACTTGATGGGATTATAGAATACTTATCCCAATTTATAAATTCTTATACGAATAGGGTTTGGACAGATATATCAGGGAATGACCCAGAGCCTTCTTCTAATATATATGATGGTAATGGTATGAAGGAAGTTAGATTAAATGATAGTGTAAAAGAGATTACAAAGGTTGAGATATTAGATACATCAGGGGGAGTATATTCAACATTATTACCTGCTGATATTATTACGTATCCACTTAATAGAGAAATTGTAGAATCAATAGTATTAAGAAATTACACATTTCCTAATAGGAGGGCTTCTATAAAAGTATATGGCATATTCACAGACGGAGATGTTCCTACTGATGTGATTAGTGTATGCACGGGATTAGTAGGTAGATATATTAATCATGCTATTACCAATGGAGGATTTAAAAAGGAGAGTATTGAGGGGTATTCATATGAATTACTATCAAGTGATGAACAGAATATTGAACTAAGGAATTTAGTATCTACTTTAGATATGAGAAAGAAAATACTATTATGAGTCTTATAGACCATGCTTTACAACAGAACGCTATTATATTCGAAACCGAAGATGATAGATATGGAACTCAAAAGGTAACAAACGCTTACAATGAAAAGGTAAGGTTTAGATATATAACCGAATTAGATAAAAATACCTATATGGAAGGCTTGTCATCTTCTCAAGCAATGATTTGGTTTGGTGTTGATACTAAGGCAAAAGAAACAAGTATTGTTAGAGTTGATGGTAGAGATTGGAGAATAGAGAAATTAGTTAAGGCTAGAAGATTAAAGGGTGATACCATATTCTTTTACAAAGGATTTGTTAGTGCTTTTAAGTTAAGTGTAGATTGGGTATCCTAATGGCTAATAGGGTCAAAATGATTAATAAAATAAAAAAGTTTGCAAAGAAAGATAGAGAGGCAACTAATAGAGCCTATGAACGAATGTGTGTAGATATTATAAGACTTTCTAAAATCAAAGTTCCTCACGGTAAAACGGGTATATTAGAATCATCGGGACGATATAGAAAGATAAAAGATTTACAATTTGTAGTTGAATATGGTCAAGAAGGACCGTCTAAGGCTTATGCCCGATATCAAGAATACGGTGGAGATGGTAAAAGGGTTGTCAGAAATTATACTAAAGCAGGTTCAGGGAAAGCGTTTTTAAGAGAGCCTGCTGACCAAATAACTAGAAATGCACTACATTATTTAATTTCAGAGAAAAGGAAAATAAAAGTATGACAGAAGAATTAGGAATTGCAGAATCTTTAGCAGATTTTTTAGAAGATAATAATATAACTGCTGATGATACCATTATTAGAATATCGGAATTACCGTTTGATTATGATATGGTTTTATCTATAATATATTCTCCATCACCAATACCAAATACTGCTATTGATGTATATAGACAGACTATAGATTTTTGGGTTCGATTTGCTAATCCAAAGGCAGGATATAATAAATTGGTTCAGGTTTTAGACCTATTACATAAAAATAGCAATTATAAAATAGACAATTTCCATGTTTATTTTTCACTTGCACAAGGTATGATAAATGATATGGGAAAGGACGAAGAACGAAGACAGTTATACAAAGTATCTGTTGATTTTATGTATAGAAAAGACTTGAGTATTAGTTAGCTTGACATATACTATTAGATTCGCTATCATTTAAATATGAATACAGAAAACTTTCACATAGGTGCTGGTGCTATCTCTATTGATGGCTCAGATGTCGGAGCCACCACTCCGAACGGGGCTGTAGTAAACTACGAGCCTGAAGTGCATTTACATAAATCAGGGAAGTATGGAAATACTCCCGTTAAGGCTTCTCTAATAGGAAAGACCTTAACAATTGATATGGAACTTGCAGAATCAACTTTACTCAATATGTCTAGAGTATATGCAGGAGTAACTGCTGAAGGAACTCCAACTCCTAGTAAAATAAAGTTTGGAGGTATTAGTGGGGTTGAAGTAGAAGGAAAAATTATAGTATTAACTCCGTATGATGGGACAGCTTCTTGGGTATTTAGAAATGCAGTTCCTACATCTCCTGTAGAAATGAATTATACGGTAGAAGATGAAAGAGTCTATAAAGTAACATTTACAGCTATGATAGATTCTAGTGTTCCTGAAGACGAAAATCTTGCATACGTATCTTAAAATTAAATACACAATACAATGGCAGAAGTTGTCGATTTAGATGCTTTATTACCTAAGCCAGTTAAGGTTAAAATATCAGGGAAGGTTGTAGATTTATATCCTGGGAAACTTAGAACTCTCGTAAAGATTCAAGATTTGGCTCAAGATTTGGACGCAGGTGGTGAGAAAGATTTGGAAAAAGTAAGAGAATTATTAGAGGCTTTATCCGATATTATTCCTGCTATTAAGACTGACAAAGATATAGATATATCCCCTTTACAAGTGCAGAGACTTATAGAGATAGCATACAATTCTTTAGTTAAAGATGATTCAGAAGAATTAAACACTGCAAAGATGAATCCAACTTTAGATAAAAAAAAAGAGGAGAAGAATTAGTTAGAGCTATTACCTATTTTTTAAGAACCTTTCCTGCTTATACCTTAGATGGTGTTATGGAGATGTATGCTATTACATTTTTCACACTTATTGAAA